CCAATTATCAATAGCAAAATAATTTTTTAATGCTAAAATACATTTAGTTAAAATTTCATTACTATTATAATCAGGTAAAACAATAATATCAAAATTAACTCCTATATTAATAACAAATCCATCTTTAACATTTACTGAATCCCCAACCATTTTATATTGGGAAAGATAAGTGATTAAATTTTGTTTTAATGCTGATGAAGCTGTTGTTAATTGTTTAGATGAATTATATGATAAAACATATAAATCTAATACTGATTGGGATTCACCTGCTGAAATTGAACTTAATTTTGTTGGTTCAATATATGCTTTAGAAATAACTCCATATTTAGAAGGCATTGAAAGAGCTCTTACTAAATAATCATCTTGAGTTACATTACGTAATTGAGAAGCAAAGTTAGCTGATGAGTTTTGTCTAATTTCTTCTATTGTATCTCCATCACCTCCTCCATCGGCTGCTTCTGGATTTGTTACTGCTAATGAATTAAATATAGTATTCGCTGTTGATGAATTTAAATTATTATTAATAAAATTAACACTTCCTAGTAAAGTAGTTAAATCGTTTGTTGGAACATTTGATTCAACTCCCCCTCCAGTTAAATACTTTACAGTTAAAGTAATATTTGAAGGAGCAATTCCATAAGTTTTAGTTAATAAAAAGTTATTAGGAGCAAAAGCAGTATTTAATTTTGTTTTTTCAAATGGTAAACCTAAACCTATATTATTGTTATTAGGAATAATTTCTTCATCAGTATTTAAAGGATTACCAGCACCAAATTGGATTTGAAGAGATCCTGAATTAATGAATCTAGTTGTAAATCTCCTTTGTATTTTTTCTAATTTTAATAAATAAGGAGTGTTAGATATATCTGAAGAGTAATTAGGATCATTTGGATTAGTGTTCTTAATAGAATTATAAACCATTTCTTGTCCTAAGTGATCTACTTCATACCACTCATTTCCATCACTATCAATAATATCTAAAATACCTACAATATTATTACTATTAATATTAACAGTAGTGTAAGGTTCAGGTAAATTAAATGAAAAAGTAGTTGTACTAATATTAGCAGATATTGCTCTTTTGGTTTTCTTTAAAAGAAAGTATGTTGGGTTACCACTTCCATCAATACTAAAGATTGATACTTCAGTAGGATCTAATGAACTAGAGTATGAAAAATCAATAGCGTCTTCTATTAAAAAACTAACACTAGGAGTAAGAGAAGAAATTACACTTGAGTTTTCAGCTATTAAAAGAGAATAATCAAAATCAGGAACATAAGTTGAACCTGAAAGTTTAGATGGTACTTGTTGATAAAAATCAATATTTGTTAAGGCTACTTGAGTCACATTTGGTTTGTAACCAAACATATAAGCTAACTCATATAAATTATTTGTTTGGCGAGCGTATTGAAGAAATGTTTCTTGGATTTGATTATCAGTGTAAAATGATAAAACATCACCAACATAAGCTGCCATCTCCATAAACATCATACCTGGAGATGATGGAGAAAAATCATTATAAGTATTAGGAAAATAAGTACGAGCGTAGTTAATTAAACTATCTCTTAATTCCGTAAAATCTTTATTAATGTATTGTATATTTCTTTTAATTGCCATTATGTGAATGATATTGAAAGTTCATCAGTTATTCCTGTATTTGTTATATTATATTTAAAGTCAACAATTATTTCATTAGTATCTTGTGAGGATAATATATCAAGTGAAGAAATAATTACATTAGGGAAATATAAACCTAATTGAGTTTGAATATCTTCTTTTAAACTTTCTAAATTACCATTAGTTATTTGTTCAAAAATGAATGCTCTTAAATTTCCTCCAAAATTAGGATTCAAATAACGTTCATTTTGATTTGTTAAGAAGAAATTAATTAAATTAGTTTTTATAGCGTCTTTAGTTAAATAAGTAGATTTAAATACACCTGGAGCATTAAACGGAAGACCTACCCCAATAGCAATACCGGGTTTTGAATCTAGGGGAAATATTGTCTTTGCTCCAAATGCCATTATTTATTCATTAAAGCCATAATTTGATCTAATCCAACTTGTCCTTCAGGCAAAGCACCATTAATAGTATCTACAGGAGCTGTAGGATTTATAGTTCCTTGATATGAAGTATTTGCTACCGCTCCTGTTTGCATCTCACCTAACATTCCTGAAAATATATTTCTGCGTTCTTCAGCTGTTAATTGTTTAGGTTTTTCAATATGGGGTTGAGCATAAGTTCCTTGTGATTCAGTTACTGTACCATAACCTCCTACACCAACAGGAACCATTTTAGGGGCTTTAACAGCTTCCAGTAGAATTTCTTTTAATTCTTCTTGGATGGCTTCCTTCATTGCCTCTTTAATAATTTTTTTAAATTCACTTGGTTTCATTTTTTATAAATATTTAAGTTAATAAGCTTTTAAATTATCTCTATCTATTATTAGTTTTAATTCATTAATTAAAGTTTGAGTATCTGTAGTAAAAGATAACTCAGTTTGAATTAAAGTTATTCCTTGATTATTTTTACCAACTGCTTTTCTACGAGTAACAGTAGGTGTATACGGAATTTCTTCTATTTCAATTATAAAACCATTATATGTAACTTGGTTTAGTGTTTTTTGCGCTTGATTTTGAGCTTTAGCTATATCATTTACTTCATTAGATATAGAAGTTAAATTAGATGATATTAAAAGATCACATTTTTTAATATAATTATCAATTTTATTTAATGAATCAATAGCTTTTAAGATATATACTCCAGTAATAGAAATAACTAAAGCAGAGTTATTTAATGAATTTTGAATTTTTGATAATTTTGGATTTCCAAATTGGTCAAAAGTGGTTTTTCTAATAAAAGTTTGAATATCATTTAAAGCAGAAGGAACAGCTCCAGGGATTATAGGAATAGCTTTAGCAGCTAAAGAAACAGCTATAGATGCTATTTCAACGGTTGTTATAATTCCTAAGGTTAAATTTAAAAAATCAGAAATACCTGTCACTGAAGTTCCTAATTTATTTATTTTAGTTCCTATACTGTTTAAAGAAGATACAATATTATTTCTTTGAATTAAAAGCTCATTTAAATTATTAGAACATACATCTTGGTTAGGTATATATTTTTCAATTAATACATCAAGGGACGGTTGAATAATTTGAGGGATTTGGGAACTTAAATTAAATATTATTAATGGAAGTTTTGATGAACCTTTAGCTTTTAAAGTATCAGGAGTAGCGTCTTTAATTAAAGAACTATTTATAGTTTTTTGATTAGCTAAATTAGTTTGTTTTTCTATTTTAGCTTGTTCTTGCTGTCGTTGTTGTTCTAATTCAAAAGGAGTAGTCATTATACGGTATAGTTATATTTAGACTTTAAATTATTTAAATTAGACTGTAATGCCTTTAATGAACTTTGTAATTGAGTAGCGACTATATTTAAAGGAACTAAAGGTGTTCCTGGAGGGGTTGAAACTAAAGTGCCACAAATCTCAGCAAATGATGATAAATTAGAAATTAATTGATTTAATAGTTGTACTGTTTGGTTTCCTAATAATAAAGGTTCACTAGCATTTTTAGAACCTAAATAAATGTTTTGAGATTGTATAGTGACTATATTAGTATCTACATTTAAACCTCCTAAAGAATTTAAATTAATACTTTTATTTGAAGATAATAATAAATGATCTTCGGTTGTGTTAAATACTAATCTACCAGAAGATAATAAAATTTGTTTATTAGAATATTCTTTGGGAGATTTAGGTGGGTTTGATTTATATGACGTATAATCAGAACTTGCAGGACTGATAGGTATTTGTTGGGTTGATGTTAAATAAATGGATGCTTCATCATTATTAATGTCTTCTAATGTTGGTATCCAACCTTCTTTACTTTGTTGTCCTTGTCCGTTTTTAATAATTAAAATAGGATCACCTGCTTGACTAGGATTTTTTGACCAAGGTGATAAAGATTTATTTAATGGTTCTCCTTTAATTGTAGAACTAAATCTTATACTATTTCCCCATCTTCCTTCATAAATTGAATCACCTTCAAAAGGTAAAAGGGGGTGGATATTTGCTTTTTCTTTAAATGTTTTTCCTAAATTTATTTCAGTGGATTGATCTGTTACCCTTCTAACACTTCCAGCTTGGGTTTGAATATAATCTTTTTGTTGTGATGGAGGTAATTCATTTGGTTGTGTTGGGTAAGCATTATGATGAGGATGGTTCCATAATGAAACAGTTGTTAAATAATAATTATCATTTGATGTAGTAAACTGTCCTATATCTGTATTAGGTAAACTAAATAAGAATACTATTTCATTAATTAACGGAAATGATTTTTGATTTGATAATAAAGGTCTAGCATAAGGTAAAGGAAAACTACTTGCTATAGGATTATTTATAGTTTCATACTCAATAATTCCTAATCCATTCCATTCACCTAATTCTTTAAATCTAGGATGTGATTCATTTAAAATAATACTTTTTACTCTTACTGGTTGGAAAATATTGCCTACTTGTTGGGCAAGCAAATTACTAAAAACATCACCTACAGATGAATTAAAAGCATTACTTAAAGCTGATAGTCCTGATTTTGTTAAAGGCATTATTTATTTTCTCCAATGTTTTTAGCTAAATCAAATAGCTGTGCTTTTTCTTCTTCTGAAAAAGATAATTCATTTGAATTGTTTTGGGCTTGGGCTTGTAGAGCACGTTGAACAATAGTAGCCATCTTGATTAATTGTTCATCATTTTTAACTCCAATCTCCATATATTCCTTAATCAAAGGAACAACTAAAGTAGCATCACCAATATCATTAATAAGAGGTTTTAATTCACCAATCAAAGCCGAAATTTGTGATTCCTTTTTCTTTTGGTTCTCATAAATTTCTTCTAAAATATCAGAAAATTTTTTCTTTTTAAATATTACAGCGTCTAAACTCATAAATTTTGATTATAAATATTAAAATCAAAACTTTGTATATCCGTGTTCTAAATAAAATACATAACCTACTTTAAATATATCATATAGCTTATTAGCTATTTTAGTAATCTTAGGAGTTTTAACATCTATAATTTCACGAATGTAAATATAAAGTGCTTTTTTATTAAAAACATCTAAATGTTCTCGTTTACGAAATAATTCTAAAATAGCATCTGCAATTTTAGCATCTTCTTGTTTAGGGAAAATTTCATAAATATGTTCAGTACAATGTATTGCAAACTGGTCTATAAAGTAAGATAAACGTTCTATAGGTTGGGAATCATCCATTTCGTACGAATGACGTTCATCTTCTTCTAAGATTTCTATAGGTGCAGTATCAATGCGTTTTTTATAATTTTTCTGATTAGATAAAATTAAATAACGTTTAGCAATAGTACCAAAATAAGAATATGCTTTAGCTCCTTTAGCAGGATTAAATAGATGCATTTTAGATATTAGGAAAGAAATTACTTCAAATTGTAAATCTTCAATATTATCTACTTCAGTATAATAAAACTTAAAGGTATGAATGATGTTTTCAGTTAATTTAAAGAAACCATAATGGATACGTTCATGATAAATTTTATTTTTCTCATCAAATGTAGGAGTATTATTATACAATACAATCGCGTCTTCAGTATCTTGAGTAAAGTATTGTACTCCTTTCTTTTTCTTAACTACTACATCACTCATAAGTTTTTAATTCTAAATTGGTTTAAAACATCTTGAATCATTTTAATGTTTGTAAAGAAAAATCCAATTTCATCATCACTTTGAAAAGATCCTTTAACATCTATTTCATTAATCTTTTTATCTGACATTTCAATAATGTCTGAGATTTTATTAAGGTAGGTTAAGTAAGAAGCTAAAATGTCTTCTTGTTTTTCATTTTTCCTAAGAAGGTTAAAGGTCGTGTATCCTAAGACCACGACCGCTATACCTAAAATAATTACTAAAACTATCATAAATTATTTAACATGTTTTTCAACCCCTCACTCTTTAGACTACCTAATGCTTTACTTTTAGTAGCTGGTGATGATGGTGTTGATTTTTTATTTGTCTCCAAGGTAAATGATTTACTTGGCTTTTCCAAGTTAAATTTAGGAAACCATTCTTTTTCAAACTCAATACGAGCAGCCATTAAATCAGCTTGATGTACAATATAAGGCAAGCTAGTTCTAGGTTTAGTCTCTGGCATATAAGTTAAAAGATATTTCTTATTAGCTTCATCATATAAACCATCATGAGTTTGAATAGTAATCATTTCGTTAAATGTGTATTTAATATCATGAGCCTGGAGTAAATATAGGCCACGATCAGGAACCGAAGCAAAAGGCAGTTTATCATTAAACATATAATTTTCACCTAATTTTTCTTGTCTCCATTTATCTGTTTGAGGAATATAT